ACTGGATTCCCTGTTAGTTTCGTCTTCCATCGAAATGTTGTTGCATTAGAGAGATTCTCTACAACAACTCGCTTCATTTTAGATTCTGAAATTGGAACTTTTAAGCCCGTCAACCCTGCTCAAACATATGCCGTTTTCGGTGTAAAAAGGATCTTGTGTAAGGTTGTCCCCCTCTCAGCTCAGGGACCAATTGAAGAAACTGATGTTGCAATAGTGACTAGCGAGGAAACTGTAAGCGCTCCAGTGACAAAAGTTACTGAAACCGAAACTCCAAAAAGACATAACATCCCTTGTCGAATTGAAGATGGAGAAAAATTCCCCTTCTGTGTGACAGACGTCCATGAGATCGGACGTCGTTACGTGGAAATGAATTTGGACCCATCTGCAGGAGGATCTCTTCAACGAAACGCAGTTGTTGTCAATGCAGAACAAAATTTAACTGTTGCTAATGTTACCGTTTCCCCTGTCTCAGAATGGAGAAATTGCTATGCAGGTTGGTACGGCTCTGTTAAGTACAGGATTTTGAAAAATTTGAATGGTTCTGAAATCTCACAAGTCATGTATTCCCCTCTTTTGACTTCGAGATCAAGTACTTCAGATCTTCCAATTCCTATGATTAACGTTGCTAAGAACAATCTGTTTTCAGTAGATGGTATCCAGCCTGGAAACTCTACTAAAATTCTCACTTCTGCAACAGGGTACAACGGGCCCATCGCTCGTGAAGTTTTGTATCCAATTTCTGACACCTCTTACGTTGATGTTTCAGCACCTTGTCAAAGCCATTTTAATTTTCTCTTGACTACCATACCCCCTCTAACTTCAAATCCATCCGTTGCATTTTCTTCTGGCATAGTGTCGTACGCTTTTGCAGGTCCTGATAATCCACATCTTTTCAGTGCCTTCGGCGATGACCTACGCCTAGGAATTTTCAGACCCCCCACAACCACCAATTTCTCTTTAACTGTCTTTGAAGGCGGAGTTGGTGGATTCTATAAAACCCGCACGAATCGCCCTAATGCGGTGAGCGATGATAACACTCGTTTCAAAGCTCCGGCTGTTGATTACACACGTAATCAACAAAATGCCAAGCCTTAATAGGCGGC